CAGTATTAGGAATAACACTATTTGCAATTTCTTGTGCGCCAATTTTTGATCGAGCCGCATCCATTTCAATACCAAAATCAGCAAAGGCTTTTGCCAATGCGTTTGTTGCAGCTGCTGCATTCAACGCGGATAATGCCTGAATAGCCAAAGCTCCATCGGAGTTGTTAAGGGCAATTAGACCTTTAATTCTGGCTTCTTCTTCTTTAGTAATTGTGTTATTAAGAGCTGCTTGTAGTTCAATGCCTTGAAGGTCAAATATCTTTTTAAGTTCCGCTAAGGCTTTTTCACCAGCAGTCATTTGAATCTTGTCTTTGATGACTCCGTTGTCAATCTTTTTAAGATCAATACCTGTCTTAATAATTTTATTTTCTTCAAGACGTTGTTTTCTTCCTAAAGCATTCTCTGTCTGTCCTGAAATAGACATGCCTTGTTTTACTGTTCCGCCAGCATATTCTCCTCTAGCGAAAGCAGACTTCTTCAAATTCTTTCCTGCAATGGCTAGCAATGCCACAATAGCGACAATAGCGGCGGTCATTGGAGCAAAGGCAATTAAAAGAATTGCTCCAATAGCAATGATTGCGGGCTTGAGTGCTTCAAATTGCTTCATTAGGAATGCAACATTCTTAATGACATCTGCAATGAAATCTGCCATTTTCTGAATTCCATTGACGCTGCCCTGTAATCCATTGCTACCTGCAAGCATGGCGAATGAATCTAGTAATCCTTTACCGATTGTCTCTTTAGCATTCTCTAAAGCAACGTTGAGGACTGCAATTTGACCTGAATAAGTCTTAACTGCTGCAAGTGCCTGACCTGCGAACTTGTCATTTAACTGTCCAAGAATGACATCCATATTGCCAGTCTTAAGAGTTGCCTTATCAAGACCTGCACCTAGACGGCTAAGGGCTGTTGTCTGTCCGCCGTAAGCCTTAGCAAGTGCCATAGATACTGCGCTGAGGTCTTTGCCAGTACCTGCTGAAATATCCAGAGCTAGTTGTAATCCATCTTGTGACTTCTTTACGTCTCCTGTGGCTGTGAGAAGAGTTCTAAAAGCTGGACGAAGTTGATCATCAAGGACGCCAGTAGTACGCTGTAATTTAGCAATAAAGCCTTCAACATTCATTGTGTCAAATGCGTTGCCTGTATTTTTTAGAGCAATCTCAAGAGACTTAGAAGCTTTTTCATCAGCTGCAAATGCTTTGACGGATGCTTTACCGAATGCAAGAATCTTTTGAGCAGCGAATACTGCAGCAAATTGTTTGGCTAACCGCTTGACACCTTTTTCAAGTCCAGCCGTTGCTGATTCGGCTTGCTTGAACGCCTTCTTACCTGTGAACTCCGCTAAAATATCTATGACTACATTAGCCATTATCGACTCCCTGCCATAGTGTTAAAAGTTTTACCTGCATTCTTGATTGCTAAAAGAATGGCCGCTAAAGCCTTGCCGTGGTTGTTTTCGTAAGCTCTATAGATAACTCGACCACGTTCGTTTCCTGTGCCTTCTAATGGCTCTAGAGCCTCTATAAACTGCTTTCCAGCGTTAGGGTTACGAGACTTTGATTTAGATGATCCAGCAGGGTTCTTTCGACCAGCAGTTTCATAGATTGCTCCAGCTGCTGACATATTGCGAATCTGAACTAATGCTCTAAATCCTTGAGAGTTAGGCTTGGAAGGTGTTGTCTTATATCCAATACCACGCTTAGCGATTGAAGAGTTATAAACGGGAAATTTCCCACCTTCACGACCCCAGTTACTCAAAGGTGCTTTCATAGGCAGATAACCTTTTGCTTCTTTGACAATTGGCTTTAAAGCGTTAGCCATCTCTTTACGAGTCTCTTTGGCTAAATCTGGAGCAAAGTTGCGAAGTGCTTTACGGAGATCAAGTCCGCCTTTTACGGTTGCTGGCATTCTTCATCTCCTCTGCATCGTCTTGTAAAACTTTAATTAGATTCCTGATCATTATCTCATCAAGTTCTAATAATTGTTGAGGCGCAATCCCGAGCCTGACGCTTAATTTAGCAATCAGGAAGGTGACCGAGTTGCGCCCTAGTTCAGGGGGTCGTCCTCGAGGACTTCGACTTTCACCAAAGTCTCGATGAACTTTTCTCCGAACATTGGAACTGTTTCACCCGAACGTCGAATACATTCCCAGGCAAGCCAAAAGATGTCCGACTGCTTCATGTCTTCTGAGAAGGCGGCATAAAAGCCCTTCTTCGCATAAACTTCAAAGCCGTACTGAACTAGAGGAGTGAGTGTGAACTCACCTTCTTGTCCATCAACCCTTGTTACTTTTATCTTTGCCATTTTTTGCCCCTTAGTTTGTTATTAGAATGTGCCGGTTGTTGTCTGTACTACAGTTGAATTACATGTGAATGTAATTGAAGAGTTTGATACATCGCCTACAGCACCATTGATAGGTGTGAGGTTATTGACCAAGATGCTTACTGTGTAGAGAGGGTTTGTAGCTGATACTGCTGTTCCTTTAATAGGAAGAAGTACAGCTGTGACTGTTGTGCCGTATGCAGCCTGAAGAGTTGCTTGTACGCTTGATGCAGCAAAGTCATTGAGGAAGTTAATTGTTAGAGTGCTTGATTCCAAGCCCTTAACAAATTTATTTGCGGAGTCTCCCATAGCGGTTACAGCTATTTCGTCAAAGATTTGTGAAAGAGTTGCTGAAGTGACGTGATCTGAAATATCAACGGAATTGATCTTCACTCCGACATTGTTTTGTAGAAAAATTGCCATTGGCTATTCCTTATCTTCTTTAGGTGTTGCTGGTTTAGGTGTGTCTGTTGTCTGACCAATCTTCTTCAAGAAGGCCAAATTTTCTGCTGCTGTATCGCTCATCGTTAGTTCCATTCTGTGAGAATTTGTAGTGGAATATCGCACATCAATAAGTCACCTGAAGGTAATGATAACTGTTGAGGTGCTGAAATTGCTGGAGCATTGAAGGTAAGTCCGGCATCAACTAGCAATTTATATGCTTGCATGATGAAGGATTCAATGACAGTAAGGTTTCCAAGATTATCCAGTAATGGAACAACGACCGTGATTTTGTAATGAGCCGTAGGGCTAATAATTTGATGGCTGTTGTTGTTGCTAGTGATCATTGGATCATCCCACGCAACGATGACGCTATTCGGTTGCGGCGTCGCAGGTGGGAATGAAAATACGCTCCACACGCCAGGATTGTTAAGAGCTGTGGCTAGAGTTGAGCGAAGAGTGGTGATTGCTGGTGTGGTCATTACCCCACCATTGATCGAGGGCCAATATAGGGAGCGAGAAGACCAGATACTCTGGACATTACGCTACGACCCATCTTGTATGGCCCAGGTTGGAAATCTACTCCGCTTCCACCTGTTGCTGGAGTTTGACGAGCTTGCCATATATCTACTGCAAGCATCATCGCTGCTTCACGGACTGCTGGAGTTACTGCATAACCTGTTGCTTTTGTATCAATGCCAGCTGCTTTGCCGTAAGGCACAATGAGGTGATAGGAATCATTTGCTGCTGTCTTAGCAAATTGAACCATTGAATATCCCTTTGGAAATGTTAAATTATTGAAAGGGATGAAACTGAATAAAGGAAATGTTGCTGAATTTGCTGAGTAAGGATATGTGGCAGTAATTGTGTATGTGCCGTTATATGTTGATCCACATCCGGTAAAAGTTATTGATTGTCCTGTGACGTATGAGCCAGGAGTGGAAAGAATTACTGTTGCGGTGTTATTGTAAATGCTTGCACCGACAACTGGTACTGAATCGAACCAAAGATATGAATTGATTAAATCCTCAGAAGTCTGGCAGACCTCTTCCACAATGGTGTCAGAGTAAAGAGACCCAATGCCTAAATTGGCCTTGAGTTCTGCTGCTGTGACGTATGTGGCTGCCATGATTTCCTTTCTAAAAACTGGGAGTGGAGCAAGGGCTGCGCCCCACTCCCAGCGACTTAGTACCTAGTGATTAGGTGAGGTTGAAGCGACGGATACCAGCTGCTTGCTTAACAAGTGCTGAACCGTAACCGTAGATTGCTGTCTGTACTTGCATGTTACCAACAATATTTACTGAGAAGTAAGATGTTGGTGACTCGTACCATGTGACGCACTCTGGAGCAACGATGAATGCTGATTCATCGATTGTTGTTGAAACAACGTTCTTGTCTACGTATAGATCGAGACCAAGTACGTTGCCCTTGATTGTTGTAGGTGCTGCTGATCCACCGGCATTCATTGGCTGAGATGCGTTGTAGATTGGGCGACCTGTTGAATCTGTTGCACCAAGAAGCAATGACCACTGTGATGTTC